GAGATACTTTTAACACACTCCTCTTGATATGGTCTTAACTTGTATATCATTTGGATCTGTAGTTATCAAAAACGTCTTTTACGTACTCTAATCTTATCGCACACTCCCGGTCATCGTCCATTTTCACCATCAAAGTTTCCTTGGTCTTGCTTACGGCTACCACCTCTCCTGTTCCTATCTGGGTATGGACTATGTCGCCTATCTTTATATTACATTTAATCATAATCCAGCTTCTTATTAAATTCCTCTATCTTGCTCCTATCTGTCTCATTCACCATCTCAGCCTCTTCCTTGAATATGTCATACCCTTCCCGGATATTGTCTCCAACCATATTCTCTATCATCTCCCTTAGCTCATCGCTTCTTACGGCGAAAGATATTTGGAACGATTTACTTGTGCCTTTCATCAGGTAATCAATCTCCTTTTTACATTCTGCCATTAACCGATCCAGATTATCGAACTTAACGAACTTGGAGTTGCCATTGGCTTTCCTTACCCCATCCTTAAAATCCTCCAATATCCCGTTAAATACATCCGCCATACACATCATGGAATGTAGCCATACCAGCATATTGAATTTATATTCATTATCAGCGTTATTCATCAAACTCACCAAGGACTCGCTTTTTGTCAACATGATCTTCGATTCCCGGTCTACGATATCCTTTATCTCCTGCCGGCATTTCATGGCACCAACGAAATCCATTTTAGAATAACATTCATTTGATTTCTCTACCAATTTCCTAATATCCTTTCTAGACATCAGAAGATCCAATACCTGTTTTTCTCTTTCGTTTTTATCCATAATCATTTATTTATTGACACAAATATAATTAAAGCCTAGATATTTACCTAGGCTTTTTAATAAAGTTAATCTTTTTTATTCTTTCTTTTTGACTCATCCCAATCCGATGAGTACCTGCATGTCCCTTGTTTGTGGATCGAGAAATCGCACCAAAAACACAAGGGCTTGGGGCGGGGTTCAAGGCAGGCCGGCTGGCGTCCCATGAGGTAGCGCTTCTCGTACTTATACCCCTGTTTGGCGTCGTCCCAAACGTGAGCTTGATAGCTATCTATTTTATTTGTCTCGAAATCATACATGTCAAGGAGAATATCGTTAAGTTCCTTGACCGATCTCTCTACTTTCTCCTTATCTACCTTCACGTTCTGATTGTCCAGCATGCGGGTAAAGAAATAGCTGCACATATCCGGCAATACCTTATATTTTCTGAGTATGTAAAAGGCGTATATCGGATGCTGGAGATTGTGAAGCAGCTTATCCTCATCGAATAACTTTCTCCCGGACTTCCAGTCTATCGTATACATAGCTATCCTGTCTTTTGTCTTATACTCTCCACGCCAGTCCACCGATCCTATGATATGTACCTTATCGTACGTCACGCCATCCAAGGTAAGGGGCTTGGGCAGCTTATAGGGCAGGACGAAGCCCTCCTCCACGCCGGCCGGTCTCGACCCCCGGATCACCTTCTCCATTGGCGTAAGATCGGACCACGTCTTCTTATAATTGCCAGCGGCATCCTTCTCAAACAACCCCACAATCCATCTTATTAACCTAGCCGCATGTTGCATAGACTCGATCTGGGATTTTACGCTATCAAAAGGAATCTTCTCTATATCCGCATAGTAATTGAAAGCCTTACTCATATCCTCATAAGAAGGTCTACATCCGTTCTTGAAGAAATACTCCATTGTCTGGTGGATAACCGTACCATATGACGTAGCCTCGTGCTTCTCCGTGGATCTGTGACCCTCCACGTAAGTCTTATACCACTTATACGGACATTGGACAAACGTGTCTATCTGTGAGTAGGATGCGGCAAGCACCTTCTCACCGCCTATGGTCTTACATAGCAAGTTATTCTCCGGAACGATCATAAAGCCTCTCCGTATTTATGTCACGCTCATATAAATCCATCGAAATATTCTGTAGGTTATGCAAATACCTTATCTGGATAAGCTCGCTCAGGTCATCCTCCATATCCCTAAGTCCGAGATAATACTCGTCGCCAAAAACCTCCATGGTCATCCCGTGTCCACGATATACGTCCCTATTCTTGTCACTCTTGAAACCGATAGCGTCAAGAAGGTTATCGTCTATCTCAATAGGCATGATATCATCTTCCCCTGAATACCATTTCATTATCCCATCATCAACCTCACGTTCAAGGATTAATGATCCACTTTCATTACGCATACCGGTAACGCACCCTACTCTCCATATATCGCCAGCTTTGTCTTTTACAAGATTGCCCGGCCTTAACTCCTTAACTGAAATCATATTCTTCCTCCTCATGATCGTCATCACAATCATCGACAAGAGGGGTTTCTAACCCCTCTTCCCAATCATCATATCCAAAGTCCATCACTTACTCTTAAACCAATCATACAACATATCCGCAAAAATCCCTACAGTTAGTTCATCAACAGGTTTATCACCGAAGACATCATCCGATATCCTTATACCAATCTTCTCTTCAATATCCATCAACACCTCTAATAAATCAAATGGATCCATAGCCAGATCAGATGATAAATTACTATCTTCTTTTACATCATCAATTACCTCTATATTATTAATGTAATTGAACTTATGCATTTTTTCAAATATCTCTTTTCTGGCTAGTTTCAATATTTTATCTCTCTCCATGATTATTTAGATAATTATATAATATATCCATAAATTCCCCTACCGTAAGTTTAGTATAAGGTTTGATGTTTAGTGTCTCATCAGGTATAGATATACCCATCCTTTTCTCTATTTCCATCACCACCTCTGCGTAGTCAAAGGAATCCATAGCCATGTCAGTCGCCAGCCCATCCTCGTTATCGATCTCGGCAGCATGATTAAAACCCGTAAACTCACCCATCTTCTCAAATATCGTTTCCTTGACTATTTTTTCAACTTCTTTTCTTTCCATACTAAATTGATATTTTTAATCTTCTACCTAATTCTTTTTTTATATCTGATATCCTTTCGATATCCATCTTAACATCGCCTGTGATAGCGTATTCCTTATCCATTTTCTTGGGAGGATCCGGGAGCCGGCTTATGGCGAACAACCATGCCAGCTCCTTGTTCTTGTTCTCCCTAAGATACAAGTCAGACGTCATGCCATACATTTTTATGATCGTATCGAATAACGTTGATTCCGATAAACTCATATGCACGCTATACACATTTGATGGTTTCCAGATCAAGTTATCCAATCTCATCGTATACTCACGTTTAAGATCTATGTGGGATATTACGGCTCTTACTATAGGTTCTTCCTTGAAGTTGGTATTAGCCACGAACCATACGAGCCGTTTCTCTACCTCCTTGATAGCTCCTGTATCCTTACCCATATCGTTATATACCCCAACGATACGGTCCCGGATCCCCTCGACCTCCGGTGTCAGACCGGGTGTCTCTATCAGCATCAGCAGCGATCCTCCCCTTGGTGTTATCTTCCACTTCCCGTTCTTTTGAGGCTCGATATAACCAGACGCCTTATAGCTGTCTATTTTCTCTTTTGGAATGACGTCAGCCATCTCCTCCTTTTGCCTGATCATCAAAAGATACCCGACATCGGACATTGTTAATCCTGATGTCATCATCTGTTCAAAATTAATATACATAAGTTAATGAGTTAAAATATTGACCTAATCTTTCTAGCTATTTTCTCTACTATACCAGGATGATCGGTATCGTTGTATATGTTAATCAACGTGCGTAATATATATAGCCTTGTATACTTATCGGAAAGATTGAACCAAGCTTCCTCTATACGACTATTTATCGGCTTAAACATCCTCAACTCAGGTATAAGTTCATATGCTAAAACTTTTTTTCTATCCACTAATCCAAGCATATTAGCCGTTTCGGTTATAGCTGCACACATAGTTAACTCACGTCTACATTCTATAGCATTGTAAGCTCCTATCAATACCCTAAGGCCGTCTGCTTTCGATAATCTCTTCCCCTTTTTCATATTGTTTTACTGTATAAGATTCATTAGCCATACTAACCCTACCAACTGATATAGATTGATTTATAGATTGGTTAAGATGCCCTACAACCGACATCTTAGCCCTAACCGTATTGGCGCATCTTAGAAGGATTCGATAATCCTCTAACGCCCTCTCGTATCTTACGTCCACCTTAGCCCTTTTATCGGCGTCAGTCATGCTCTTGCATGTCCCGTCCTCCCTCAAACTTATAGCTATCTTATCCCGTATGATCCTGATATCATCCTCGGCTATCACCAGCTCGGCGTCAAGAACGCCCTTGTAAGAGCTAAGAAGATCCTCTACCGCCACTACCTCCCGCTTCAAGTTCTCCAATTCCAATACCATTGAGTTATCGTTCATTCTTTTATACTCCTGTACTTTATTGGATACCTCATCACAGATGCTCATGATCTCCTTCTCCCTGTCCCGGTTTATGATATACCTGATACTGTATTCGGCCATTTCCTTTAATGAGGATATAATCTCTCGTATGCCCATCTTGTTTTCGGTGGAGAAATTGGCTTTTAATAACATCTCCATCCCTTTTATGATGACAAGCAAAAAATTTTTTCTCAATCTCATGCTTAATAAGGTGTTTCGTCATGTACTACATTGAAATCATCACTAGGCGGTATATATTGTTGCTCCAACGGGATACTGGGAGGCGGGGGCGGCAGCGTCACCACAGTCGTGTCCGGCTTGCCGCTGCCTACAGGGGCGTCCGAGCCTCCCGGTCTTTCTTGGCGTACCACCCCTCCATCAGGATAATATCGCTCATATCCTTTCATGATATCTACATGTATAGCGTCAATCTCCTCCAATGACCGTTGACGGACCTTTACGATATGATGGAATAATAATCCATCCACACGGAAAGATCGCCTTGATTCACTTTTAAAACGTTCCAGATTAGGATACCATCCTTGCGGGAATTGCATGTATGAGGAGTACCCGTATCTCTTCGGGATATTTAACGCTACCATAGCCGTACATAACTGTCCCAATGTATCTGATTGATAAAAATCAGATTGCTTTGGCATATGATCTTTTGGATCCCGTCGTCCTTCGATATCACGATTGAGTTGGGATATTATAAGAAAGAAAATATTAGGAAAAGTCCTTTTAGCTATATTACACATGGTTATCAACGAGTCGATATTTCTTTTGGCATCTCCTGAGCCTTGTACTAGAGCCGTATGGTCTATAGACACGAATACCATTTTCTTATCCTTGTTTATTGGCATATACTCATTCCATAGAAAATTTTGAAGCTCAT